GAAAGTAATTGGAGGGATGTAAGAATCCATATCTACGAAAGTATTATAAGTAAAAAATAATATATTTAACATTATGGGAAAGCATAAATACATAGAAACGCCTGAGAAGATGTGGGAACACTTTGAGGCATATAGGAACGAGGTTAAAAGTAATCCAAGAAAGAAGCACGTTTTCGTAGGGAAGGATGGAGTGAGCGACTACGAACTATTGGAAAGACCTCTCACTTTGGATGGGTTTGAGTGCTATTGTTACGATAACGGCATTATAAGCGATTTAAGCCAATATTTTGCAAATACTGAACAAAGGTACACCGATTATCAAACTATCTGTTCACGTATACGCAAAACTATCAAGGATGACCAAATTCAAGGTGGTATGGTTGGGCAGTACAATGCAAGCATAACTCAAAGACTAAATGGCTTAACTGAAAAAGTGCAGAATGAGCAGAATATTAACATTAATAAAATGCCCGATTGGTTAAAAGCACCTATTGACACTAATGAGGTTTAATCCAAATTTAATACATATTGATAAAACCTTTAAGGTAGACCGGAAGAGAATAGCAATATTACAAGGCGGGAGTAGGTCAGGTAAGACTTATTCTGCCTTGCAATGGATAGTTAGAACTTGTGTAGAACATACAGGACTAACCTATTCAATAGTGCGGAAAACTTTACCTGCTTTAAAGGCGAGTTCAATGCGGGACTTTTTCGACATACTAAAGGAGGCTGAACTATACAATGAATCTAACCACAATAAGACCGAAAACACTTATTTGCTCAATGACAATTTAATTGAGTTTTTCAGCGTAGACGATGCAAGCAAAATAAGAGGGCGAAAGCGTGACATCCTATTTGCTAATGAAGCCAATGAATTAGAGTTAGAGGATTGGAGGCAGTTACTACTTAGAACCACAGGCAAGGTAATTATTGACTATAACCCATCCGACTTTGAGCATTGGATTTACGAGCAAGTTATTCCGAGAGATGATGCTAAGTTGCTTATAACCACTTACAAAGACAATCCACATCTACCTGATTCACTTAAAAAAGAGATTGAACAACTTGAACTTGCCGACCCTGAATATTGGAAGATATTTGGTTTAGGTCAAAGAGGGCAATTAAAAGGATTAGTATTCAATAACTTTACAGAGGGTTATGCTATCCCACAAGATGCAACCTTTATGGGTTACGGATTAGATTGGGGATTTAGCAACGACCCTACTGCAATAGTTTCTTTTTATAAGTATAATCAAGAACTTTACATTAAAGAGGAAATATACGAGCGAGGCTTAACCAATCAGGATGTAGCAGATAAGTTGCGTTCAATCGGTGTAGAGCGTAGAGATGAGATTTATGCAGATTCAGCCGAGCCTAAAAGTATTGAGGAGGTTTATAGGTTAGGTTACAATATCAAGCCAACTGCAAAAGGCAAGGATTCAATTATTAATTCTATTGACATTCTAAGGAGGTACAAACTAAACCTAATTGGCACGAATCTGCTTAGGGAGTTTAGAACCTACAAATGGAAAACCGACAAAGCAGGTCACACACTTAACGAACCAATAGACTTTAATAATCACTTAATAGACGCTGCTCGCTATTTAGCTTTAATGAAATTACAAGAACGTAACTCAGGCAAGTATACCATAATGCGTGCATAATCAATAACTTACAAAACAAATTACACAAAACAAAATAAATATATTTAAATATATGCAAAGGGAATTCAACCGACTTAAAATAAAAGACTATGTAAGTACACTATCTCAAATGCCTTATGAGAGCGAGTTAGAATACAATCAACGTAGAATAGCAACTATTTTAAACGTTCCTATTGAGTACATTGCAAACCTTCCCTACTCAATCTACACCGATTACTTAGTAGAGTTAAAGAACATCGAGGATAACATAAGAGGCTTTAAGGTTAAAGACAAAGTTAAGATTGGCAATACGTGGTATAAAATTGACACGGATATAATGAAGATAACGGCTGCCCAGTTCATTGATGCCTCAGCATTTAGCAAAGAAGTTCAAAAAGACTTACACAAGTTTTTAGCAGTGTTCCTTAGACCAATGACTTGGAGATTTGGTAAGGTTGCAAACTACGATGGCAAACGGCATAAAGAAATAAGTGAATCGGTGTTTGAGAATATGACTATGAAAGATGCGCAACCATTCTTAGTTTTTTTTTGCAAGGTCTTACAAGAATTATCTACGCATATAGGAACTTATTTACTGGCGGAAGTGGAGACGATAGTAAAGGATTTGCAAAAAAGTGGGGCTATCTCGTCACAATCGACAACCTATCAAACAGAGATGCTACCAAGTGGGACTACTTCTTTAATATGAACGTGATTGAGTTTTTAAATTTGATATGTTACCAAATAGACCGAGAAGATAGTGAGCGCAAATTATGAGGCATTATTAGGGGCGATAGGTGAGGATTATGTGCCTATTGAGAATATCAAGTTCGATACTATCTTAGGTCGTGCCTTGTTCAATGTAGCGAATGAGTTAAGCGAAATCTTAAAAGCCAACTTAGACGATGCCAACTTAAAGGATAGCGAACTTAAACAATCAATAGTAGCAGTTCCTATCTCGGTAATGGGAAACGAGTATTACGTAGGCATAGAGGGAAACAATTATGCTTTCTTTGTAAATAGTGGGGTAAATGGGTTAAAGACTAAACACGGCTCTATTTATAGCTTTAGGTCAAGATTCCCAAGCGAACCAATGGTTAAGAACTTAATGAGGTGGATTACTAAAAAAGGGATTCCATTAGACACGAGATACTCACAAACAAGGAACTTAACAAAAAGAGCAAGAGCAAAGGCTCAAATAGATGAGAAAAGAAAAAGAGCTACTGCGATAGCATTTGGAGTAAAGCAGAACGGAATTAAACCAACCTACTTTATTGATTCCGCTATTGATGAGGCAGAGTTAAATAAGATAACAAGTGCAATAGGTGACAAATTAGGCAAACAAATAATGGTAAGTGTAGAAATTAACTTGACGAGATGATAACAATAATAGAAAATCCAAACAATTGGCAAAACGTATATAACGAAATAGTAGTAGGGGTGAGCGGTTCAAATAGCACACAACCTAATTACCAATTCTTATGCGATGTAAATGTAAGCGGGCAGAGCAATCCAGTGACAAGGCTTACCCTACCTAAGCAACCATTAGTAGGAACTGTCAAAATAAACGTAGCAGATGTAGTAAAGAACTACGTAACCTATGACTTTGGTGCGTTTAATTCAACTGCCTTAGTTAAGTGTAATAATAGCGAGGTTAAATATTGGCTTCAATTAGGCGAGATATATGACAATGTTAGTGGCGTTCCTGTAATCTACGCTAACCAAGCGCAATACGGAACAAGTGGAAGTCCAAAATTAGGCAGCAATGCGATATTTGATTTTTTAGATTGGTCTAAAACTGCATTTAGTACAGGGAAGTTACTAAGTGAATCAAACCAAGTTAGTTTAAACGATAACTCGTATACGGAAACAATCAAACCAAATCAACAGAGGTTTTTAACATTCTTTGACCCAAATGGGGAGATAACTATTGTAGACTTATTCGTGTATAATGCTGCTGGAGTTTCCATCTTTAGCAACTCGTTTTCAAGTTATACTACACAATCGGGAATAGTTGCTTTAAACATTGGGGATTCGTTCTTAGACTTTATGGGTGCAAGTGGGTTTATGACCTCAGCATCGAGTTATAAAGTAGAGATAAGGAATGCGGGAGATAGCTTACTATTTAGCAAAATCTTAAACGTAGACAATTCATGTAGTAAATACCAAACCTATAGACTTCATTGGCTAAATTCTTTGGGTGGATTTGATGCTTTTAACTTTAACTTGGTAAGCGTAGAGCAAACCCAAATAGAGAATAAAGAGTTCAAGAAAATACAAGCATTAGGCTACTCTAAAACAGATAGGCTCAAAACTAAATACTACACTAAGTTAAGTGAAAGCGTTATCTTAAACTCAGACCTATTATCAGATGCCGAGTATGCAGCATTAGGGGAGTTGGTCTTTAGTCCGATTGTGATGTTAGAAACAAGTCCAAGTAATTATGTGCCTGTAAACGTGGTTGCTAACAATTACGTTAAGCGCAAATATGAGCAAGGTCAAACTATCCCTAATCTACAATTAACAATTGAGTATTCATTTGATAACTATCGCCAATCGTTATGATGCAGACAGAAATAAAGATTCTCCAATATGCAGCAGGTCAAGTAACTAAAACCTTTGACTTGGATTTGTATGATGATATTTCTATACCAGTAAATAAGTCAATCATTGACATTAAAGAGCCTGAGAAAAGAAAGTCCGATTATACTTTACCTATCCGAGTTCCTGCTACTGCAAATAATAGGGAGATATTCTCAAACATTCAAAACCTTAATAGGACTACAATAAACACGAGTGCGACAAATTACACTCCCGATTTTAACGTGAATCTAAAATCAGAGGCATTGGTAATTCGTAGCGGTATTATCTTAATGAGAGGTTATTTGCAATTAACAGAGATTCCAATCAATGACCAAGAGATTCAATATGAGTTAGTTATAATCGGTAAACTTGCAAACCTATTCCAAGACTTAGGTGAAAAGAAGTTGGCAGAGATTGACCTATCAGAATATAACCACACTTGGAGCTATTCAAACATAGCTAATTCGTGGGCAGATTATATAATCAAAAATGGGGTATCTTATAACAACTTTGTAGGAGGCAATCCAAATGGCGAAGGCTACGTTTACCCCTTAATTGATAATGGATTAAGCACATTAGTTAATAACGTAGCAGCAGAATTAGAATACGAATTAGAAAAGTCTATGTACCCTGCTATTTATATC